AGAAGGGTTCACCCTGCGCCTCTTGGTTCAACTGTACTACCGGAACGGAGAAGGGTTTACCCTGCGCCGGTAGTTCATTTTTACTAATCGACCCGTTCTCAACAAGGGGGGCGGGTTCGCAACAAGGGCGGCCAATAAAAGGACATAGGGAACCTGCTGGTACGTGGGAAACATCTGTTACTGTAATACTAAGGGGGTATCCACCAAAAGTCAACTATCCTGTAGTACAGGCCCCCAAAAAAAATACGCACCCAATACTTTCTACTGTGATATGGCTGTACGTACACCACCCGCACTATCGCTACGGCACGCGCAGGGTGAAGTTTTCAACAGCGATGCGCGTTTTCGCGTACTGGTAGCAGGCCGCCGCTTCGGGAAGTCGTACCTAGCCTGCATCGAACTATTGCGTGGAGCGATTGCCGCACCCGGCGAGACCTTCTTTTATTGCGCCCCGACTTACCGCATGGCAAAAGACATTGCCTGGAAAGTTATGAAACGTATTGTTCCCCCGGCGTGGATCAAATCCAAGAACGAAACGGACCTCAAGCTGGAACTTGTCAACGGTTCCACGATTGAGTTAAAGGGCACCGAAAACGCAATGGCGCTACGAGGCCGCAGTTTATCGGGCGTAGTCCTCGACGAAGCCGCATTTATGGACGCCGCCGTCTGGTTCGAGGTAATCCGCCCCGCACTAGCCGACAAACAGGGCTGGGCCTTATTTATTTCCACCCCCGATGGAACGGCCAGCTGGTTTTACGAGCTATGGCAGTACTGCATCACAGGCGACGCCAACTGGAAACGGTGGAGCTTCACTACGATTGAAGGCGGCAACGTTCCACCGGAGGAAATCGAAGCTGCACGAGGCCAACTCGACCCCCGAACTTTCCGCCAAGAGTTCGAGGCCAGCTTTGAAAACCTATCCGGCCTCGTTGCCGTCTCATTTAGCGACGCCAACATCAGCACCACCGCAAAGGACATCCCAATCCTCCCATTACTACTGGGCGTGGACTTCAACGTGGACCCAATGACAGGAATCTGCGCCGTCACGGACAACGACACCCTCTACGTTTTCGACGAAATCCACCTAACCGGCGGCGCCACCACCTGGGATTTCACAGAAGAAGTAATCCGCCGCTTCGGCCTGGAACGTCGCATCATGGCCTGCCCGGACCCAACAGGCGGCGCCCGCAAAACGCAAGGTGTAGGCGCAACAGACCACAACATTTTACGAAAATCGGGATTCCGCGTCTGCGCACCCCGCAGCCCATGGAAAGTACGCGACAAAATCACCGCCGTCAACACCGCGCTTTTAGATGCCACTGGAACGCGCCGCTGCTTCATCCACCCGCGCTGCAAGGAACTAATCAAATCCTTCCGCAGCCTGACCTATGCCCCTGGAACGGGCCTACCGAACAAAAATCTTGGCGTAGACCATGCTTTTGACGCTTTCGGTTACTTATGCCTACAACAATTCAACCTGGCAAAAGCAGGCGTAATGGGCAAAACTTCATATAGGTTGTACTGAGCTACACAAACCAATGGTTAATTACGAAGGCCCAAAAAAGCGAACCCGTGGTGATAAACGCGCCCAAGAATACATCGAGGCACGACAACGCCGCATGTACCGGCACCAACTTGACGGCCACAGCGTGCGCCAAATCGTATATGAACATTCTGCCCGCGAAGGAATAAGCATCCCCACTGCCTGGCGCGACTGGGACCAAGTAAAAAGCTGGACCGAAGAGGACTGGATCCGCGACCGCGAAGCAATGCTGGGCCGCATCCAAACAATGCGTCTCCGCGTCGTCCACGCCGCCATGAAAAAAGGCCACTACCAAGTCGCCGCGCAAGTTTTGGATTCCCTGGGACGTGTTCTGGGCGAAAACACCCCCGAACAAGTCTCGGTCCAAGTTCCATCACTAAATATCCAAGTCGAACCAAAAGTAGTCACCGCGCAACTACCGCAAAGCGACGTAATCGAAGCCGAAATAACACCACAAAAAGAGGTAGATTCAGCTGAACCCAGCGAGTAAATCAATGCCCGGACACTACGGCCAAGGCAAAAAGAAGAAGCCCAAAGGAAAGAAAGGCCCCAAGAAGTAGAATATGAACAGCTGTCGCGATTTCCATGGCAAAACGCGGTCTTTACGCCAATATCCACGCCAAGCGTAAGCGCATCAAGGGTGGCGCGGACGAAAAAATGCGCAAACCAGGCTCAAAGGGCGCCCCAACCGCTGACGCATTCAAAAAAGCGGCCAAAACAGCCAAAAAACGTAAACCAAAGGGACAAAAATAGTGGGCACCCGAATCGTCAGCGGTTTCTGCACACACCTCGAAGTGGACTCCGAAAGCCGCACCACGGAAGCCTCATTTGCCTTCATGACACCCCAAGACCCCGAGGATTTTGCGGGTCTGATGGTACGTCTTGCCAGCGGCATCGAAGTAATGATCGAAGTCGAGGACGATGAGAACTAGTTAAAAGAAAACTAGCTATACTATCACTAGATTGCTCTACTGCGGCTTAAGCGATGTCTACGACCGCACGCACACAAAGCGGTTTAATAAGAAACCCTGACGGCACATATTCAGCCTCAGTTGTCCAAGGTTTAGAAGTACCCGGCCACGATTACATCGAATTTAGCCCTGCAGCTACCCCAGCTACCGGAAGTCAAGACGTAATCTTTAAACTCGGTGGTGCCACTGGAACGACGGTAGCAACTTTAACGTTGACTTATTCCAGTGGAAACCTTTCCAGCGTTGCTAAGGTCTAGTCATGAGCTATAAGTTCAACCCATTTACCGGCAACCTCGACGAAGTAGGAGCAGGCGGCGCTGCCACTCCTGGCGGTGCGGACACGCAGGTTCAATTTAATGACGGCGGAGCCCTAGGTGGTGACGCCGGTCTTACCTACGACAAAACGACAGACAAGCTCACTGTCGGCGGTGACCTTGAACTAGAGAATGGCGGAACATTCACTACCACTGGCCCTATTGGCGTAGGCGGTGCTAACTATGGAGCAGCAGGTCAAGTACTTGTCTCCAATGGATCCAGTGCAGCCCCAACCTGGGAGCAAATTACTCCATCCGCAGTCTTTGGCTGGGACCACGACGATGATACTTATGGGCTTTATCTGCCAGGTACCAGCATCAAAGTCAGCGACCTTACGGGCGCGGTAGACATTGACGTTCAATCGCGAATGCGTCGTTGTGTCATTAACGATGCTGGGGTTGTTCAGTATTACCTAGACGCTGATGACAGCGACATGAAAGCAGGCGATTGGCTTCGCATTATAGAAACTGAAGCACTTGATACTGCTTATACTGGCACAATTAGTGAAAGCACAAATAGTTCACTTCGTGTCGGTGTACCGGCATGGGCTGCTGGTACGTTCACCGTGGGGCAGCGTGTTACGAATGGCGGGTACTTGTGGGAATGCCTTGCAGCCACTTCAACTGCTACACCTGCCGCTGGTGCAGTAGCAAGTGACCTTACAGGTACTGATGGTCAAGTGGTTGTTGAGGTGCCTGCATTCAGCGTGCGTTACGGCTTCTTAAATGGTGTTCACACCCGTGAAGTCAAATTGGGTTGTAACGATGGTCTTATTGCCCAAGGTTTCCGGCCACATCCTGCATTTATCAAGACAGACGGTACTTACAAAAGTGCGTTCTATTTTGGGGCTTATCACACCTATGACGATGCTGGCACTGGATCTAGCGTAAGCGGTCAAACAAATACCCGCAGCCAAACCCGCAACACCTTCCGCACCGAAGCCGCAGCTCGTGGCACTGGATGGCATGTATTGTCTTACTTAGAGCTGGCTGCTATTCAAACACTGCTTGTTTGCGAGTTTCAGGATTACAACTCACAAAAAGTGATTGGGAATGGCTCTGACGCTGGCACAACTTATGGAGTGACAACAGGTCAAAGTGATGGTGATGGCAATCACAGCGTCAACAGCACTGATAACGGTTCCAACGCTGATGATTACATGTCATATCGCGGCATTGAAAATCTTTATGGTCGCGCGTGGCAATTCGTTGACGGCATAAACGTTTATGAGCGAGTGGTCTATTTGACTAATGATCAAACAGCTTTTGCAGACAACACTGCTGATGGTTATGACTTTTACGCTCAAGTTCCAACTGGATCAGCGTCATACCAGAAAGAGCTACATCCGTTAGCAGATGTATTTTTACCGTCTGTTGTGACGGGAGCAAGCAGCACGACGTACCTGGGAGATGCTTTCTGGAGCTCTACCGGGTGGCGTGTGGCCTATGTGGGGGGCGATTCCGGCAATGGTGCGCTGGTTGGGGCCTTCTGCTTGTGGCTGGCCGATGCTTCGGGCGTTTCCGGCGCGTACTTCGGGTCTCGCCTGGCGTATGCTGAAAATTAAGAAAAGCTATACTTATACGGTGATGCCAAATTACATCACCTTGGCTTGGCTCTGTTTTTCCGGGTGGCGTGTGGCCAATGTGGGAGGCAATTCCAACAATGGTACGCAGGATGGAGCCTTCTACTTGAATCTGAACAATGATTCGGGCAATTCCAACACGAACATCGGGTCTCGCCGTTGCCCCCAGGTTTTTAGTAAACCATACAGAGCAAGCCACACCTCTTGGTGAAACAACTGCACCGCATAAAGCATTAGTAGGTACGCCGAATATGCTGCGACGCTGGGGGCTTAAAAATGAAACGTTATGGTAATTTATATCATCAAATTTACGACATAGAAAACCTTCGGGTTGCTTACGAAAATGCAAAGCGTGGCAAGACCAGAACTCAACAAGTTATAAAAGTAGACGAAAATCCTAATTGTTATTTGCTTAAAATACAGCAACTGTTAGAAGATGAAGCATTTGTGAATGGCAAATACACCACTTTCGAGCTGGTAGAGCGCGGCAAACATCGCGTTATCCATGCCTTACCATTTTTCCCTGACAGAATTATTCACCATGCAATCGTTCAAATTATTGGTCCAATATGGATAAAAGCGTTTATCCGCGATAGTTATTCCTCGATACCAGGCAGGGGCATACATGATGGCGTTAGACGCATCAAACATATAATGCCGAACTGCAAGGGATGGTATGCGTTGAAATGTGACATCAAAAAATTTTACCCATCGATAGATCATGACGCACTTAAAACAGCTGTCCGCGCAAAGATAAAAGACCCAAGCCTGCTAAAGATTCTGGATACAATCATTGATTCCGAAGAAGGCGTACCAATTGGTAATTACTTAAGCCAATATTTTGGTAACGTAATATTTAACTCATTTGATCACTGGATAAAGGAGGATCAAGGCGTTAAGTATTATTTTAGATATTGCGATGACTTTGTCATTCTTGCCCCAAGCAAAGAAAGACTTCATTTGCTAAAGAAAGAAATAGAAAGCTACTTAAAGCAGCTCAAATTAACACTAAAAGAAAACTGGCAAATATTCCCTATTGATTCTAGAGGCGTTGATTTTATGGGTTATCGTTTTTGGTGTGATAAAACTTTGGTTCGCAAAGCAACCATTCAGCGATTTAAGGAAAGATTGAAGGTCAAGCGTATGACGTTGAATGAAGCAATTCGACTGCGGCATGTCATTGGATCTTTTCGCGGCTGGCTTCGGTACGCTGATACGTCTAAACTGATAAAAGAAAGCGTATTGCCAGCCAAATCCCGTGTCAAAGCCTACCTTCGTAAATTACGGCAGCGATTATCCCAGACCTCGCTTCGTCAAGAATCAGTGGCTTGTTCCGTATGCCGTTACCCCAAGCACTGATGAGGATGGCGTAATCAGCTACGAAGCAAGCGAAGTTGCAAGCAAGACGCTATTTGCACACGATCTTGATGCCGTGGTTCCAGCAGGTAATGATGCTGACGTGATTGAAGCCGTTAAACACGGGATCAGATTGCAACGAGCAGCGGAATACCCACCGATTCAGGATTTTCTAGACGGGACCGCCAAAGACGATCAAGACCAAATCGATGAATACAAGGCTGCCTGTCTTGCAGTAAAGGCAAAGTACCCGTTCCCCGAGGAGCAGTAGTATCAAAAGCGCACTCCAAGTCTCACTAGACACTAATGGTGCTACTGGCATCGCACTTGGCATCGGCGGCGGCACTAACGCTCACACCTCCACATGGTCAGCGGCTGCTAATGCAGCTTGGCTTAGTCTTGACGCCAAGGGCTGGAACATCACACATAATGGACCTGATCCTACCTAATCGTAAGAAGCGGTGACTAAATGACATACGCAGTCCCTGGTAACATTCGCACCCACCTTGTAAGTTCCAACACCCTCGGTGGAGCTGACAGTCCGTTCACCCGCACGCAAGCGGTGCTGGACATGATGAAGGGCTGGGAAATCATGAAGGCCGTCACCCTTGGGACGGAATACCTCCGCGAGAACAGCGAGGCGTTCCTGCCAATTGAACCACGCGAGGACTACACGGCGTATTTAGCGCGTGTAAACCGGGCCGTATTTTCCCCATTTACGCAACGCCTGGTGCGTGCTGCTGCAGGACTAATTCTGCGCAAACCGATCAGTTTAGTCGGCGACCCATACTGGACGGATATTTTTGCAAAGGACGTTGATGGTTGCGGCTCAGATTTAGACGAATACGCCCGCCGCCTGCTGCTGTGCTCATTAACCTACGGGCATTGTCATACACTAGTAGATTTTCCAGCTCCAACGGGTGCCCGCAGCCTTGCGGAAGAGCGCGAGCTTAACCGCCGCCCTTATTGGATCGAAATCGACCCAGACAACATCTACGGCTGGCGCCTGGACCGTGAAGTCAACTACGGCAATTTAGTACAGGTCCGCATCAAGGAAAAAGCAGTAGTCCCTGACGGCGAATTTGGCGAAAAAGTATACGACCAGATCCGTGTAATCGAGCCCGGCCAATACCGCATCTACCGCCAGGTCGAAACCAAAAAGGACATGCAGGGAGGCTTCCCATATCCAAACGCCTTCGACGCAACAGATGCCACCTCGGACTACGAGTTAGTGGAATCAGGCGACTACAGTTTGGGCCAAATCCCGCTGGTCACAACATATTCCGGCAAAGTAGACACCCTTACAAGTAAGCCGCCCTTACTTGACATTGCATATTTAAACCTGGCCCATTTCCAGCGCCAAGCCGACCTAATCCACAGTCTGCATATCGCAAGCCAGCCAATTCTTGTCCTCGAAGGCTGGGACGACCAATCCAAAGACGTAGCCACCAGCGTCAATTACGCCATGGCAACCCAACCTGGCAACACAGTTTATTACGTAGAACCAGCTGCAAACGCATTTGAAGCACAGTCCAACGAAATCCGCGAACTACAAATGCAGATGGCCACGCTTGGCATCAGCACGTTAAGCCAACAAAAGTTTGTTGCCGAGTCTGCCGACGCCCGCCGCCTGGACCGTGTTGACACAAATTCAATGCTGTCGATGGTATCTCTTGACCTAGAACAAGCCTTACAAAAAGCGTTCAATTTAGCCGCCGACTATGTAGGAATCGCACCACCCGAAGTAAAGATCAGCCGCGATTTCGACATCGACCGTTTAATCGGCCAAGACGTAACCGCGCTGACGGCATTGTTCGAGCAAGGTGTCCTGGCGCGTGACGAGTTCCGTCAAATCCTTGTCCAAGGCGAAATTCTTCCCACCGCTAGTGAGCAACAGCAGGCTGGTACTGAAACTGAGGACAGTGAGTCCGACCCAACTGAGGAATAAACGCCAAGACATAAGTTCTTACAAACTACACAAGTAGACTAAACAAGTACATGGAGTATGCCTACATGGGCAAGTCACTAGAAAAAGTGCTTAAACCTGATGGTTCTGAAGTATGGGAACTCGTGGAACTACGCGAACCCCAACCAGAACCTGAGGTATGCAAACCTGTGCGTAAGCGCAAGCCCTCAAAGCCTGCGGAAGAAACCCCTACCTCTACTTTTGAATTCTGACTATGGAAGAGCACGTCATCCAGGAAACGCCCGTGGCGAGTCCTGCCCAGCCCGTGGCTGCAGCCGACACCGCTCCACAGCAACCAGACCCTGCACTTGCTGTAAAAGCCGAATACGAGACCCAGCTTGCCGCCTTAAAACAGCAAGCAACTGAAGCCGAGGAACGTTTCCAAGGCATCAAATCCAAGCTGGATGAGGTCTACAAAATTT